TGGCGCTCATCGGCGATAAACGCTACCACCCCATTTTGAGAACATGGCATCGCCACATGTGAGGAACTTAAAGATAGTATACTCTTTGTACATAGGAAGAAATTCCTCCCCTGATTAGGTGTTCGTACAGCAATTTGTTAAATAGAGCCTATTTATCTTTGTGAACACTGTCCTACTAATTAGGGTGTATCCATACAGCAAATAACACAAAACATAAAAAATTTCACCGCCCGTGCGATTTCGTTTGAAAAAAGGATACAGTATATGGCAATGATTTTCTATTATCTTTTATATCCATACAGCAATATAAACATCTTTTTTGCAAGAACATGATAATGGCAAGACCATTTCTGGATATAGATAAAGAATAATAGAAAGGAGCTCTTTTCCAAGTAAAAAAGAAAGTAAATTGTTGTACATTTACATTGATAGGCGACATAGATATGGATGACCCTATCACTGTTCGAGTAGAATACGTCACGTGTATTCGCGGGTAGAATGGCTTTGTAAAAGCAGCATTATTTTTCTGTTTTGTTTCTTATCATAAGAAATAAAACATAAATGTGTGAAATTTGTGTCATTTTAATATATCTTCTAAGAAATGGCATTTGTGCAAGATAACCTGTCCGATGAACGAATTGATGAGCTATCTGATAGTGAAATAACAGAATCCAAAACGGTTAGCATTGCATGTCAACAAGGCCAAAAACGTCGCATTATGAAAGGAATGACATATAATATTGATGAAAAGCATGGATACATTTATTTGGTTCGAACCCGTGAATTCAAATCATTAAATCGCCAGATTTACAAAGTGGGAATGACATCTCAATGTCCTGATACTCGTATCACACGCCTTCATAAATATACAAAGGGGTCTGAAATCTATTTGGTACTACAATGTCATGTATTAGATGTAAAGCTCATTGAAAAAGATATTTTGGAACAGTTCTGTTTGCGTTACGATCCAGGTCCTGATGGCTCAGAAGATTTTATTATCCCTACTGCGCGAGAACTTATTGAAGCCAAACAATGTATTACAGATGTTATTCGGCGCTATGAAGAGAAACGTATCTAATTTTTCTGATATTTAATATCCATCTATTAATTATAATGAGTCAACATGAATTTAACACAATCCGGTCGTTATTATCGATACGATGTATGCAGTGTTTGGATATAGGTAAGGTATGGTGCTCACGTGGACCATTTGCCTCGTGGGATGGGCGCGGAAATTATGATGTCATGAATTGTTCTCATTGTTCGAATGGACATTGGAATCAATGTTCTCATACTTCCTATATCTTTGCGCGTGATGTTGTTCCTATGACAAAATATGATATAAAATATGATTGTACATTGCTTCACAAACATGATACTTATATCGAGCATCAATCATGCCAAAATGCAGAAGCTCGTATGAATCAACTACGAGCAATGGTTGTTCGTAAGAATCATATGATAGAACAAATTACACCTACTATTCAAGAGAAACCAGTAGAGAAACCTGTAGAGAAACCAGTCGAATCAGACGAATCATCTGATTCAGATGAATCTGTTGATTCTGTCAAAGAACCTGAAGATGGATCAATGAAAGACGAATCAGAAGAGGAACAGACCGAAGAACTATCCGAAGAACTATCCGAAGAACCGACCGAAGAACTATCCAAAGAATCAGAAGAGGAATTACTTGAAAAAAAGGTAAGAGTAAGTATGAAGGATGGTAATATCAATGCTCTATGGGGAGAATGTCTAAATGATTCAAAATCCATTATTACAGAGGATTCCAATCTTCAAGTAGAACTTGGCAAATTAATTGATACCATCTCTAACGCAGCAGAAGCATACTATGGTAATGTGGTATCATTATCAAATCTTATTAAGAATGTAAAAATAAATATTGATATCCATTCTAGTCAAGAAACGATAGAGAAAACAAAGTATTCTAAATCAAAGTTACCTGATGGATATCCTATCTATTTATTTCTTACATTAGTTACCTCAAAGGTAAATACATCATGTTCTATACTTGAATGGTGTGGATTCACTTCCTCTAAAACTTCCATTACAATGAAGTATCTTATCCTATTACCACGTAATGAAGTGGCAGAATCTCAATGCGACCATAAAATTTCCATGATTACAGAAGTTCGTCTACAACGAATGACATCATTATTAATGAAATAGGAAATTCTATTAACAATATCCGATAGAATCTGTCTCTCTCTTCTTAATAACACATTGATTATTTTTGAGACCAACGAAAAAATGTTCGTAATTTCCAATTAAATCTTTTATAACAAATGGAGTTGTACTATTTAGATTAGATCCAGGATAAATATCTTCAATAATATACAATCCATCATTTTTGAGATATGGAAAAAAATTGGTTAATGTATCCTTCTGAGCAGTGTCTAAATGCCATCCATCATCAATAATGATATCAAATTTAATATTTAATTTACACATTAAATCATCAACACTATTTGTATTAGTAGAATTACATAAATACGTTTCAATATTATTTTCTTTAAAAACAGTATCAGGCTGTACATCTACTCCATAAATTTTACTATTTGGAAAATAATCGTTCCATGCTCTATGTGATGCTCCTGGTTTATATGAATCAGGCATGTACCCTTTCATACTTGAAACCACATCAGGTACCATTGTCCCAATACCAATTTCCAATACATTCATCTCATTATTTTTTATACTATCAAAAAGAATAGAATAAATATGAGAATAACCATTTCTATCTTTATCACTACCGTAATAATTAAATAATGATGATAAATTCATAATATATATTTTAATCATACTTGGTTTAAGCCATTATTGGAATATTATTTATGTCTTAATTTATGCCTTTGAACGCCAGTGTGCGTCACACACATTACAGATATAGAGGAATTTCATATTAATGGCATCATACTTCAAATAAATAACATCTTTCTCCTTTCCTGATGTATTTGTGTCACATCCTACATTTGGACACTTAATTGTATTAACATGTGGCAAGGTCGGGTCATTCTTTGTAAATTCATTCATCAGAATTTTATAGCCCTCCGATGTCTTCTCTTTCAAATCAATCTCAAGAATAAGACCCCCTGCCTGATCTTCTTCTTGGTATCCACAATTACGACAAATTCGTCGGAGCGTCTTCTCATTTTGATCCAAATATAAATAGTATTTGCATGTTGGGCAAAAGTCAGTCTCTTTCATGATTCCTATTCCTATTTGTCTCCGCCATTTAAATCAATTTTTGTATTTTACATTTTATTTTAACAATCATTTCATTTTATAGCATAGCATTACATAGCATTACATAGCATTACATAGTGGAATGAAATAGAAATATAGTATGATTGATGTAATTCGTATAAATAAAATTTGACCGACCCAAAAAGGGATATCAGGACGTACCACCATGCCGCCTACTCTGACTGACAACTTCCTGGAAACGACGCTCGGCGTCTTTCTCGACTCGCATCGAGTCATTGAAAAAGGTGAGGCCGCGTCCTTTACTGGGATGGGTATGATGAAAGGAAAATTCATGGTAAAAGATGATGAATATCAAACCTTTCTTGATTTACTCCATGAATACCTATTTACTCAACAACGCCGCCCTCTCAATTTGGTAGAACAACGCCGCTGCGATTTGCAAACGCCCATTCTCATTGATTTGGACTTCAAATATCCAGTGGAACGTGCGATTGAGCGCCAGTTTGAACTTTCCCATATTCATACCTTTATTCGCGAATATGTTACAAACATTACTCACTTTTATGACCTACAAGACTATAAATCTCTACGATTCTTTATTACATTGCGCCCTGCGCCTTATGAGGATAAAAAGATGAACTCTCTCCAACGCGCCATCAAAGATGGCGTTCATATTCAATGCCCCGACCTCATTCTCACTTCCGAACATCAACAAGTCCTACGACATCGCTCTCTTGAAAATATGAATCTTACAAATGCGTTTCGAAATACAGGATACATTAATACCGAAAAGGACATCTTTGATGAGGCGATTGTAAAGAAAAATGGTTGGTTCTTCTATGGCGAATCAAAGCCTGATATTCCCGCGTATCATCTTGAATCAGTATATGTATATGATACATCTAATAAAAAATTCTATGAAGAGGATATTACTGTGTATAGCTCTCGGCAGTTGATTGAACTCTTGTCCATTCGCAATAATCTTCGCCTGGAATGTATTCCGTTTGAAGAAAAAACACAAGAAGAGTGGAAATCACGATTGGATTATTGCACAGGCAAAAGATCGATGCTTCCCGCATCAGATGAAGCCCCTATCGATGTTCCAGTTGTCCATCTGACAAGTAATAATGTATGCGAACAACTGGAACGTGATACCATTGCCATTGCTAAACAATTGGCGCTTCAATGTCTCTCTGCTGAACGAGCAACTTCTTATGCAACATGGCTTGAAGTTGGTTGGTGTCTTCATCACATTGATCCGTCTGATGAGATGTTTCAAGTATGGATGGATTTCAGTGCCAAATCCATGAAAGCAAGTGAAAATAATATTGCTGGATTGCAACGAGATTGGGCTCGAGGATGGAATCGTAATGAGTATGAACGACACTTTACTATCCGTTCCCTGCATATGTGGGCAAAGTTGGATAATCCTAAAAAATACAAGAAAATCATGGATGGAAGCTTCATTGATTTTGTAGAGCGTGAAGTGGATGCAACTCATACTCACATTGCCCGTCTCATGAAGAAAATGTATAGCAATAACTATTGCGCGTCAGTCGATTCAAAGAAAGTAGAATGGTATGAATTTACTGGCAATTGCTGGAAGAAACTTGCGCAAGGAATTGACCTTCGCAATAAAATGACGACTGAAGTCGCACAAGTTATTTCCGATACGCGTGGTAAAATTCGAAACCGCCTTAACAATCTGGGTAATGATGAACGCAGCTTTGAAGATACGCGTATGAAGAAAATGCTCAAAATCGAACAATGCCTCTATACTTCTGGATTCAAAGATGCCGTCATGAAAGAATGTGTTGGCATCTTCTACGAAGAAGAATTTGCTCAGAAGCTCAATTCAAATCAATTCCTTCTCGGATTCAATAATGGCGTCGTTGATTTACATGCTGTTCGTACCAAAGATGATGGCTCTTCCGAATACTATGTACAGTTTCGCAAAGCAGAGCCCACCGACTTTATCTCCTTCATGGCAGGACGATGCCCTACTAAGAACTGTAATCCTATTGATTATATCGAGTATCTGCCGAATGACCCTGAACAGGCTATCATTCACGCTGAAATTGATGACTTTATGGAAAAACTATTCCCTCGTCCTGAATTGCGCTCCTACATGTGGCGTAAATTGGCATCATGTTTGGAGGGAGCAAATAAAGAGCAAACGTATGAGACATGGATTGGTGTGGGTGGTAATGGTAAGTCCAAATTGGTAGACTTGATGTCCATGGTTCTTGGCGATTATGCCTCCTCCCTTCAATCCACTGCCATGACACGAAAGCGACCTGATGCAGGTGCAGCCAATCCTGATATCATGGCCATTCGTAATAAACGATTTATCTATATGGCCGAACCTGATGACCGTGAACCACTCAATACATCGTATGAAGCAATTTACTGGTGAAGATGATGTAGAAGCACGTGGCCTCTTTGAAGAACAGACCAAATTCAAAATTACTGGTAAAATCTTTATGTTGTGTAATGCATTTCCAGCCATTAATACGATGGACCGTGGTACATGGCGTCGTGTCCGTGCTGCTCCCTTTGAATCTAAATTCGTCGATCCAGGCGTAGAAGACGTGAATATCAAGGAGAATATCTATCCTCGAGACAATAAATTGGATGCGAATCTATTTCGTTGGAGAACTCTCTTCATGTCTCGTCTGATTCACATCTATCGTACATTGTACTTGCCTCATGGTCTCGGTCAAGTTCCTGCCATTGTTATGCAAGAGTCAAGTAAATATCAGGAGTCCTTTGATTCGGTTGCGAAGTTCATGAAGGCGCGTATTCGTGAGATTCCACGAGGTGGATACACGGCTGAAATCAAAGATATCTTTCGTGTCTATAAAAATTGGTATGATGGTATTGGTGGAGGTGTGGGACGTAAACTATCACAAACCGAACTTTATAAGCGATTGGCTGACAAATGTTCGGAACCACAGGATAAGAAAACCTTTAAACAACTACGATTGTTTGAAGATGATAATGATATTGAAGAATATGATAATTCGCTAATGGAGATATCCAGATCATAATGGAGATATCCAGACCATAATGGAGACATCCAGTTCATAATGGAGATATCCAGACTATAATGGAGATATCCAGACCATAATTATGTAATATAATATAATAGCATAAACATAAACATAGTAAAAAAGAGAGACGCAACAAACGCTTGAACAAATCGTGCAGAGTAGGGTACGCCAGCAATTGTATATCCATAAATAAGAACGCATATCATAAATAAATAGGAAACGGACAAAATAGCAAGTGTATAATCCTCAATAAAATGTAATACTGTTTTGGGCTGTACTTCAGGTAAATTCTTCTTGACATCTGTAAAATCACGATTTGAACGCTCAATGATGGCCTCTTTTTTATTGATGTCGTTCGTCAATGCATCTTTTTTTGCTTTTAAATCAGAATTTCGATCTTGTACTTGTTTGGAAACATCGATATGCCCATAATTACCAAACATAGAATCTCCCACGGCCAATGAATCAAGTACATTCGCACGCAATGATGCAATATCACTTTCTAAATATTGGGCCTTTTCCATTAATGATTCATTTCGTGATTTCTCTTCTGGTCTCATACAATTCGTGATACCTGTGGAAAGTTTTTCAATCCCTTTCACATCTGCACGACATGTTGCGGGATTAGTCGTATCCACCGAATTGATAGACATGATTCTACTATGTTTCGGATATAATGTTTTATAAAAAATAGATACATTCTTTATAAAATATATTAGATGAGTCGTATACTTATTTTCCAGTAGATTGAGGCGTCGATTGTGGCATCGATTGCGACATCGATTTTGATAAAGCATTTGCTCCTGATTGTAACGCTTGAGACCCTGCTGTAGCTACATTTCGCATTGCATTATTTGAAAATTGCGTTACCGCCTCCATGTCCTTTTGAATAGAATCTACAAGACCAGGGCACATTGGAACAGGAATCTTTCCATACTTTCCTCCAAAATTCTTTTTATTCCAATATCTCTTATCACGTAGCACATCAGTGTATTGAGAGCGGTTAACAACAACTGCTACAAAAATAATAATAAGAGGGGCAGCAAGGGCGGCACAGAAATAGGAACTAATCATACCCATCTTCCACAACACAGTTACAAGAAGCAATCCTGAAAGCATAATAAATAGGGCTGAAAATACAAATAAAGTATCATTCTTATTACCGATTGACCATTCATTCATTTCATTCTTACGTCCTGCTGTATTCTTATCATCTATGACAGATGATGCTATATTCATCTGATTATTGTAAACTTGGTCTTGAATACTGGATAATTCCTTATTACGTTTATTGTACATCAAAATAGATTCCTGTGCCTTGGACGCCCGATTCAAATCTCCGTAGACTTTATCAAATGTATTATCTTTTTGTTTGATAACATCATTATAAATTGCGGATTGTTGATTCTGTAAAAATTGTTGTAATTTAACGGGATTATCTTTAAATTCAGAGAGAGCTCCTGTTAATTCAATATCTTGAAATAATGATGTGATACCAATAATTCCTTGTTGATTACCCATTCCTAGATTACATTAAGAAATTACATATGCGCTATATATCGATGTATTGATCTATTAATATATTCTATATATTACTGTATTATTGATCGCCAGAAGCTTTATAAACATAAACAAGCAGTCCTAGTGTAATAATATTCAAAAAACTATATAATTTAAGTAAATTATCAGAATAATTTGCCCGCTCCTCCGTATATTTTATCATTTCTTTTCTTATTTTTGTAGCCGCCTCATTGGATGTAATGATGTTATTTTGGTAATCTAATTTTGAACGTTGTTTCTGAATTTTATCATTATATTCCTTAATTTCCTGCTGTAATGAATTTGAAGTATTCAACATATCCTCTGAAATGGTATTAATGATTTGAGTTAAATCATTGAGACGTAAATTAAGAGTTTGTGTTTTCGATAACATGGATTGAATACTTTTTTGTATATCAGGAGTATTTGTCATATATCCACTTTTCACGGCACTAAATAATTTATCAAGCGCATATTTGTACCGTGCTTCATAAAAACAATATTCGTTTTGAATATTCTGCATCATTGCAGTTTGTTTCTCAATAAATACATCCTCCGTATAGGATTTTGCAGAAGGAATAATACCTTTTCCCTTTAAACTTGTAAGAATGGTAGAGAGAGCCGTCTTCAATAATTTACCTTTATCATCTCTCTCGGAGGCTCCATTTGGTATATTTGGTAATACGCCAACAATTGTTCCATCTCCGAATACACCTTCAAGATCGCTATCTGTTGATATCGTTTGTTTTGGACAATTTGACATGCCTACTACAATTATGGGTTCTTTTAATTACCTAAATACTCCTCCTACAACCAATGATAAAACAATAATAACAACAATCAATGCTGCAATAATAGATAAAAATAATACATTATTTGTAAAGAATGACGTCAACATCAACAAAAAATTGGAAGATAATGCCGCCAATTCTTCTGGTGTCATTCCAAGAGACGGTAATATCATACGCATCGCAATTAAACCTACACCAATACATAATACAGATAATACCCATAAATAAGGAATCATACTTCTTCGAACTGGGCGATCTAATAGAAAGAGCTTATGAGGGGAAATATCTGTGTTTCTGGACCGGAGTAATTCGTCTCTAGCAATAGCGCTTTCCACATCGGTTTTGATTTGTTCTTCCACTTTATGTAATCCATTTATTTGCTTTTGTAACATTCCATTTTCAGTTAATAAATCAGGCAAATTATTACGTTTTGCCTCTTTAGATACATATTTTAGAATATTATCATTCAATGCAACATAGTTCCTTTTGATATCATCTGCTTTCTTGGATAAATCAATGATATCCTTATAATCTGGATTATCATTCGGATCTGAATTTTGAGTAAGGCCTCCTTTTGAAATATAATTTCCTGTTGCAGTATTTAATTTTTTAATCAATTGCTGAATATCCTCTTTATTAAACAATTCGTCAAATCTTCTCTGATGTATCTCTCTTTCCTCCTTCCACGCTATCATTCTCCTACCGTTCCTCGAGCAAATTCATTTCTACTATTTTTCTTATACCTATTATTCTTATCTTATTCATAAAAATAATAGGTACTTGCGTATTTATGATGTATTTATAGCATATTTATGATGTTATTGAGCACATACACGATAAATAATAGATTCACCACAAGAAGCACTTGCTCGTGTAATACGAATAATATCGCCTGGGACTGCCCCAATACATCGTGCAATAGGGTCTGCGTGAAACTTAATTTGTGGAAATTTTGATTTTGACGTAATATACATGGAATCCATTAGATGCTTATGCTCCGCCTCTGGAACAATTTCATGTTTGGGAACAAGTACATGATTCAATGGATTAATAACAAGCATGTAAATGCTAAAGAAGTACACCCTCAATTTACGTCGTAGTTTTTCACCACCAGTATCCTCTTTCAATTTCATATATTGCTTAAGAGCAATCAGATGATGCGCATCCGTAACCGCCCCAGACATCATGACAATGACTTCTGTATTCTCTGATACATCATCTTCAATGTCATCAAAGAATGTATCCAACTTCTGACGACTGATATTTGCATATCGTACCTCACATACTTTGGTGTCATCATCTTTCTTGGAAACCTTAAAGCTTAGACTTGGAAATGCTGCTGCGGCAGCAGTCGCCTCTGCCGGAGAAAACTTACGATAGTTATCTACATGATAATTTCGCGCCTCCAAAATATCAAGCAGCGACTGCCGGCTGCGATAGATGTTATCAATGAATACAAAGTTATCTGCCATTTTCCTAATCAACTCTTTAGGATTTTAGACTGTCAATTTTATTCTAGTTTGACTACTGTCACTGTTTGTGAAGATGGAGGCGATCCTTGACCTCCTGCCATAGGAGCAAATCGATCCATCCTTGCACTCATGGGTGTTCCCATTTGGTGCATTTGGGGCATTTGTCCCATTTGGCCCATTTGTCTCATTTGTCCCATTTGTCCCATTTGTCCCATCGGATTACGATACACATTTCTTCGAATGGGACGATTACCACCTTCTAAATAGATTCCATCACTTTCAAATGCATCACGATCCGTTCGCACCGCTATCATTGGTCCAGCCCCTGGGATGGATGCACCTCTAATAAATTCACCTGATGTACCTACCATATCAGGTGCCTGCATCCCACCCGATATCGGATAGACAACTTGATTTTGTGGATTCGCAATTGGTACTGCGGATCCGATTGGTACTGCAGGTCCGACTGATCCTATGATTTGTCCATCTACTGGCAATTCATCCATTACCAATCCATCCGCCAATCCA